TTGTTCAATAAATATTACTAAATTCATTTAAAATAATCTTTTAATATTATTTTATTTATCAAACTTATTAATTAATAAATTTGAAATAATTATTAATTTATGTTTAATTATCTATTTATCACAGTTGATTTTTTAGGTTTTCCAAAAAAGATCTTTTTATATCATTGTCATTAAATTTTTTCTTGTAATAAATATAATTTTGATTGAAATTAATTGTCCAAAAACATTTTTGTATACTCATCAATGTTATTATAATTCTACCTTTTTTTTTTGTTGTTTTTATTAATATTCCAGCACAAGGAATCAATTCATGATTTTGAAAATCTACATATCTTATCCAATTACCTTTACTCACATTATTTAAATCATCTTCGTTTTCTATTAATATGTAATCTTTCAAATCGTCAATATATTTATTTTGTAATTTTAATCCACGATCTCGTTTTAATGAACTCATTATAATGTATATACATCATTAATATTTTTATTACACTTAAATCATTTTTACAATTAATTATAAATCTTACAAGTCATACACCTTTCTCAAATAACATTCAATTCTTCCAACATATCTTTTCGTTATTGTCATCAACATAATTATAAATATTGACCCCCATTATGTGATATTCATAATATAACTATCAATTGTGTATCTGTTGGTCATATTATCATTATCACATAATTTGTGTCATATAATTTAAACATAGTGATAATCACTAAAATATAGGTTTTTATTTAGCAAAATCACTATGTGTATTGAAAGTGTAAAAACATTAATATTTTAATATTGAATCAGAAACATATTTTGTTATTTCTTCGTTATTTCTTCGTTATTTTTAATAATGTTAATTGGTATGTGTTTGTTGTTATATAAGAGTAATTTAATTTCCTTTTTGACATTAATTAAAAAATCATCATTAATACATTTATCTGAATATAATTCAAAATGCTTATTTTGCTTGTCATTTTTTTCAAGTTCGGAAAATTTAGTCAATAAAATATCAGATTTATCGTCGACAAGTTTATATATTATATCATCACTCAAATGTAAATTCCAATTAATACCATCATATACCATAATGTAATTGTTTTTTATATTTGGAATATACACATTTGAATTTTCAGGAACATTTTCATTAAAATGCACATCTTTAATTAAATTTTGTATTGATAGTTTCCAATCATTGAGCATTTTATACAAATGTGATTTATTAATATGATCTATTTTCTCTTCACCCATGTCCAGCTTCGCTGGCAGGCTATACAACTTTGTTGTATATGCGAATGGTAATATGTTGATGTAATTATTGATTATCTTATTGTTATTATTCGTTGTGTTATTATTTGTTATGTTATTTGTTGTGTTATTTATTTTATTTGGTTTTAATAATTTATCTTTAATTTTTTTATTTTCTTTTTCTAAAACATTAATTTTATTATTTTGATTTTGAATTTGTTCTTGTTGTAATTTTAATTGTTTTAATAGTTCAACATACAAATCATTTAACTTGTTATTCTTTGACTTACAAGTATTTTTATGTCGTGAACATGTATATATTGTAGAAAATGTTTTGTTACAATATTCACATTTTATAATTTCTAAATTATTTTCAGTATTTTGCAAATTATTTTCAGCTTTGGGCAAATTATTTTCAGCATTTTTATTAGTTGCATCGATTTTACACTTATATTTACGCGATATATGATAATCATAATTACATTTTCTATTAAAGACTTTGTTACATCTTTCACATTTGTAATTTACCATTTATATTATTATATATATTTTTGCTTTAAGCTAAAGTGCTTAAAAAATGCTTAAAATAATTTCAATCTATTTTTATAGGGGGGAGAGAACATATTTTATAAAACCATTTCAATTCCACAATACCATATTTAAAACATTTATTTTTTTATTGAGTTTTTGATGAAATTATGTTGTTTATAAACATAACAGCAGGATAACTAAACAAACAACGTTTGTTAAACAAAAGTATTACTGTGAAGTGGTTTTATTTTTTTTATGAATATAGATTACGAACATTAAAATAAATTGTCTATCATAGTTCATCGAAAAAAGACCCCTTATTATGTGATATTCATAATATGATTATCAATTGTATATTTGGTGGTCATATTATTTATATCACATAATTTATGTCATATCATTGTTTCACATAGTTATTGTCACCATGACCATTCAAAACATGGTGGAATCACTATGTTAAATTAAATCAACAATGAAATTTATTGATTGTCAAATAACAATCCGTGTCCAACAAAGTTGTTTATGTCAAATTAAATGCAACGATTATTTATCACGAATCATTTATCAAATATAAATAAAACCATCTATTTGTTTCACTATAATCTATTTTCTTATAATGTAAACCCAAATTATCAATATATTGTTTTATATTATCATATCGTTCAACACTTTCTGATATTATTAATTCACCATTATATCTCAATACTCTTATAGCTTCAACAATATATTCTTTCCAATTTGAACCCATTAAACTTTGACTGAATATACATACATCTACTGTTTCGTCATCATTTGGTAATTCACTTATATCACATTCTATTGAACCATTAAATGATACATGATCATAACCTGTTATTTCAAACTTTTTATTCTTTTCAAAATATTGTTTTATCAAATTACGACCACATCCTAAATCCAATATATTTAACTTTTTATTTTCTTTTGTTTTCAAATAATCCATTATTTTATTAATTGGAATTTCATTTTGATTATCATAACCTTTGAAACTTATATCTCTGTTGTCATGATATTGATGCCACAATTTTACATTACCTTTAAACATTTCATTTGTATTTTTTGAATTTTGTACTGACATCTTTTTTGTTATTTCTTGATATTCTGACAACATTCGTTTTTGTTTTTCTCCTAATGATTCTTTTAATGAATCGGTTTTGGGTTTTATTGTTGTTGATTTTTTTATTATTCTTTTTTCTTGTATTGCTGGATTATTTGGAAAATATTCTTGATAATCATTTATAAATTTTTCATAGATTTCTTTTATTTTATCGTCTTTCATTACACGTTGTTTATTTTTGTATTTTGTTTGTTGGTCTCTAATCCATGTAGAAAGTTTTTGAATATCTTTATTTTCATCAGTTATTAATGGTTTTTTATTATTTTTGTCAATGTATTGTTTTACTTTATTTAAATTATTTAACCATATTTCTTCATTTGACATAAAATATTTTTGATAATCATTAATAAATTTTTCATAGATTTCTCTTATTTTATTGTCTTTCATTATTTGTTGTTTATTTTTGTAATTAGTCTGTTGTAATGACAACCATGAACCCAATCGTTTTATGTCATTATTTTTATCAATTTCCGATGGTGTTTTTTTATGTTTATCAATATATTGTTTTACTTTATTCAACTTATTTGACCACAATTCATCATTTGACATAAAATATTCTTGATAATCATTTATAAATTTTTCATAGATTTGTTTTATTTTATCATCTTTCATTATTTGTTGTTTATTTTTGTAATACTGTTGTTGCAATGACAACCATGAACCCAATCGTTTAACGTCATTATTTTTATCAGTATTTGACGGTCGTTTTTTATGTTTATCAACATATTGTTTCACTTGATCTAACCTATTTAACCACAATTCATTATTTAACATAAAATATTCTTGATGATCATTTATAAATTTTTCATAGATTTTTTTTATTTTATCGTCTTTCATTATTTGTTGTTTATTTTTGTAATTCTGTAGTTGTATTGATAACCATGTACCCAATCGTTTGACGTCATTATTTTTATCAGTATTTGATGGTCTTTTCTTATTTTTATCAATATATTGTTTCACTTCATTTAACTTATTTAACCACAATTCATCATTTGACATAAAATATTCTTGATGATCATTAATTAATTTTTCATAAATTTGTTTTATTTTATCATCTTTCATTATTTTTTGTTTATTTTTGTAATTAGTTTGTTGTTGTGATAACCATGTACCTAATTTTTTTATGTCAGTATTTTTATCTTTTTCTGATGGTCTTTTCTTATTTTTATCAATATATTGTTTCACTTCATTCAACTTATTTAACCACAATTCATCATTTGACATAAAATATTTTTGATGATCATTTATAAATTTTTCATAGATTTCTCTTATTTTATTGTCTTTCATTATATATTGTTTATTTTTGTAATTTTTTTGCTGATGTGATAACCATGAACCTAATTGTTTAATGTCAATATTTTTATCAGTATTTGATGGTCTTTTCTTATGTTTATCAATATATTGTTTCACTTCATTTAACTTGTCTAACCAATTTTCCACATTTTGTTTCACAACAGTTGCTTTTATATATCCACCAAATATCTTTTTGTTCAAATCTATGTCAGATTCTATTTTCCACAACACTTTTATTTCATCATTTGTATGAATATTTGGTTTTATATTTCTATTACATCTATTTATTTTACCATTATTCTTCAATTTATTTTTCGTTTTCATATATTTATCATTTATTTTTACAAAATACATTGTTTCATCATAATTATTGTCAATAAAAATATCATCTTCCAATATTTTTTCATTTATTATTTGAATATTTTTATTTAATTTATCACTTAAAATCTCAAAATTGGTTTTTTCAGATTTCATTTTATCATATTTTAATTTATATTCCTCAAATAATTCTTTTTTTGAATATTCTTTGTCATCAAATTCCAAATTATGTTTTCTCAAATTATCATTTATTTCTTTTTTAGTAAAAGTATCTGGATATTTTAAACATAATTCAAAAATATATGGATCTTCTTGTCTTAATGCTGATAATACATTCAATATTCCATTGAAATTTCCTGTTTTCGACATTTCCTGTCTGATGACATTGTCTTTTTCTTCATCATTCTGACAATCTTTGTATTTATTGACATCAACATATGTTGGAATTAATACTGTTGCCAACCCTTTGGTATTTTCATTTTTACGACATATTCTACCTATATTTTGTATTATTTCCACATAACTTTGTTTTGGATCAATGAATACAACCATATTTGCATTTTTTGTATCAATTCCTTCACCTATTGTTTTACATGAAGCCAAT